CCTTGTAGGGACGAGTGACCTTACCATATAAACTTTTTCATATGGTGACTCAGGATCTAACACCTGTTGCAGTGCAAGATACAACGAGATGAATGTCTTACCTGTCCCTGCTGCACCATGAAGTACGAGATTCTTACCCTTACTATAGTCTTCAAACACAGTCTCCTGATTGGGAGTCAGTGGCTCTACGACTTTAAGATGGTCAAGATTAATAGCTTTGCGTCTCTTCATCTTCTTTGCTGCGTAGGACGTTGAGGAGTTTGAGCTTGGGGAGGTTTTCTTTCTAGGCATTATGTGTATTGACTCAAGTTAGCACGAGGATGATTCTCTTGCACCCTGCTCATGACTTCTTTGAAACCATCGGATTGTTTTGGTTGACCATAGGTCACACCACCAGTCCCTTCAGACCAGTCTTTATCCCAGTCAGGATTTTCATCCCGCCAGTCACAGTATTCTTTCATAGTCATGCGGAGAGTTTTTTTATCTCCTGTCTTTGTATTTAGTACGGGATAAGTAGGCATTAATTTTCCTCATCTAAAGTTTTATATGACCACTCATCGGAGTGTCCTACTGACCATTTATCTGATGTCTCTACTCTATAGTTTTGACTGCAGACATTGAAGTCAGGTTGTATTGTATTCTCTGGAATAAGACTCATGTCTTTCCAGATTACTCTGTTGTTTGGTTGAGCAGCAAACTGCCCACCATCTAATTGTATCACATTAAATGATTTGTGCTCAGGGTCATGCTCACTGAAGTTAGTATCCAATGTAGATGACTCGCTGTGACACGAATCTATAGTAAACAAGTAGGTCCCAGCGTGCATCTTCTTGTCCTTGCCAAAGAAAGAGCAACGTCCTAGGAGTGGTTTCTGGATGACAGTTATATTATAGTCGAAACAATCCCACAACTGTAGTGTGTCAAGGGATAGGTCTTCATGGTCTGTCTTCCATACGAATGCAGACAAAGGTAGTTTATCAAACAGTGCACCATACTCTGTCAACAAGGTCTCAAAGTATAATGCTTTACCTTCTACACTCTTAACTGATATCCAAAGACCAGGTGTATACTCTCCGTGACCTTTCTTTAAGTCGTAGAGATATTCCTTACGGACATACACATTGGTTGGAGGTAGATTATGAACTAGAAAACTCATTTCAAATTAAGATTTAGCACTTCAAAGATTTTATTGGTGGCATCAGTTGTCTTAACCATCTGCTCAGTCATCATTCTATATCCATTACCAACGTATACTTGTCCAGAGACTACAGATACTGTAGCGATACCCCAGAAAATATAATACCATCTAGATTTTACTTGTGCTCTTAGTTTGATACTCATCTTCATTAGGGGTCGATTCGCAAGGCAGGTTGCAAACAATCACCGTAGTCATCATCACATCCACAGTCGTCATCAGGACACCAGTCCAGTGCCTTAGCAACGATAGGAAACTGACAGATGAAGTGTTGCTTACAGAGCTCTGCAACCTCCATGTGCTCCTTCTGGGTGCCATTGGCAGTCCTTAGGTTGATGTAATGCAACCAAGATCTAGCTGAGCCTGTCATGTAGATGCGAGTTGGTGTTGCCAAAGGAAGCACGGAACGAGCACACTCCTTTGCAATACCTGCTTCAAGAAGTTCTTGATACAGATGTTGTGATTGGAAGAAATGCTCCTCAATCTTACCTTCAAACTTTACCTTAGTCATCGGGTCGATGTCATCAATACTATTCTGTCTATTCTTAGAGTCTTGTCTCCTCAAATCAGGCACAGGGATATCACCAAGCATACCTGCATCAGCATACCGCTGTGAGAATTCTTGATATGTGAATGAGCGATGCCTCAAAATCTGAGCACCGATTGCCCTGCTAGTGTTGATTTCAAGGGTCATGTACGCCTGCTCAAAGACGCTCCAGTGACCATGTTTAATACAATACTTAAGAAGACCCTCTACCTTAGGGTTTTCTTGGTTGTTGGGGTTGCTTACACGAGCAACGTATCCCATAGTTTTTTCAGCGTCAGGTGTGACACTGACTAAGCATACTTTAGTCATTAGTTATTCCAGTGGCGGATTACACCCGCAGTAATAAAACAATTAGTAACAAGATATGATAAGAATATAAAGCTGCGTATTACCGCGACGTGGTTGTCATACTTCTTGGTCCTTTCATCAGAGAAACTACCCAAAGCATACTTCCATATTCTACATAACCTAGTCATCCTTCGTAGTCATTATATTTTAATTTAATTTGAGGTGGGTCCTCAAAAAGAATATCTCCACCCTCTTGGACGGTAGAAGATTCTTCCTCATCAGTTTCCCACGGTTCCTTCTCAGTCATAGTGTCTGAAAAGGATGTTAGCAATGATATAGAAACCCATTGCTGTCCAGTATCCAATAGTAGCGATACCGATAGTTGGCATTGCCATATTCCATACCAACATCAAGACGGCAGGTGCCACAAACAAACGAGTGATAGCACCTACAACCATACCACCTGTAGCAATATTAGCAAGTCTTTCTTCCTCTTCTTTGCTCATGTCCTGTGTTACCTTGAGGTCTTTCTCCTCTTGCTCGGCCTTCTTACGAGGGTCGAAGAAAACTTCATCATGTGTCATTTTGATTTTTCTTTCGCGGGCTTTTGCTGTCCTCCCCATACTTTCGGGTTGACTCTTCCCTCTGCTTGTTTCCATCCAATAAAATCCTTCTTGTATTTGTCATAATAATAGTCAAACATTTCTACTTGTTTGCTGCTAGTGGTAATATCGAATTGAATATTACCATCAACTTTATACTCAACCAAGTATGCATTGTAAGGTAACGTCTTGTCTAGTGCTGCCTCTGGACTACATGCTTCTTGTAAAATTTTCACCTGCTCCTTTTACCCCACTCGATAGATGGAAATGCTTCCTTGACTACTGCCAATGTAATTCTAAATTTCTTATGCAGAGATTTGTTAATTGCTTTCACAACTACCTGTGCTTCATCCTTATGCAGTCCTTCAAGGAGGGCGATAAACATAGTTTCAATCTTCATAGTAGGAAGATTGTCTGCTCCGCCTTTGAAATAGTAATACAGTTTGGCACCTTCCTTCTCTAGGAGAGTGTGCTCTGTGCCCTTGGGTGCATCGTTAGGAGTGTAAGGAATGTCCTCACCACCAGGAATACGAGAGACCAAACTATCATCAAAGTTAATGATGAAGATAGACCTTAGTGACTGAGAGTTATTATCCTGTAGGATTTTAACCTTCTCTGCTTTAGTCTTTGCGTTATGTGCTTTACGAAGCACTTCAGAAATCATAAGTTTCATACTTAAAAATCAGTGATGTTGTCTAAGAGGTCATTCAATTTGTTTTGAATGAAATATGGATACATCTTACCTCTAATTGGAGGTGTTGTATTCTCGAATGTATTTAGGATGGAATCGTATACCTCCTCAGGGATGTAATCGAAGTCAATTAGTTTCTTGTTTCGATTATAATACTCCTTAGTAGTAGGGTCAGTAAACTCTTCGGGTGCCATGTCTACAAAGCGAGACAACTTTGCTTTACCTAAGGGACGCTGGCGTTTACCTGAAACGAATGTATCATCACAGGATAAGAAGTTAGGGATACCATCTGAGCGGTCACCTTTCATGATGTGCTCAGCAATATATGTCTTCGGGTCAACCCCATTCATAAACTTCTTTTGAATAGGATTATATTGGTGGACAAACGGATACTTATGCAACTGAATGAAGTCCTTATCACCCGATAGGATAAGAATCTTCTGTGGTGGTTGCATATTATTTTGCAGACGGATGTTACGCTGACCTTGGTCCTTGACCAGTGTAGCAATTACATCATCTGCTTCAGCACCGTCTACCTCTACCACTTTGTATGGTAGATGCTGCCTCAACTCATCACGGATGCGATTAAGGAATTCAAAGATAGCATTCCAGTCATACTTAGATGCTTGGCGGTCCTTCTTACGGGTGCCTTTATAATAAGGGAATGCTCTGCGCCTCCAATAGTTTTTACTATCATAGCACAAAATTAATTCGCCATACTCTTTCTTGAATTTCCTGCGGTATAAACGCAAAGAATTCAGGACCATATGGCGAATCAAATCTTCATCAATTGTGTTAGTTTTTGTCAGTGTCACCATCAGGTTGCTGATGCAAACCTGATTCATGTCAACAAGAATCATTTCGACTCACTCATCTTCATCATCTAGTATATCATCTGGATTGGAAATCCGCAAGTACAAGAGGTCCCTTGGGTCCACTGGCTCGCCATCGTCATACATCTCAGGATGCATTACCATTGCAGCATAGTCTGCCTTCTCTCTCCACTCATCAAAAATCCCCTTGACATTCCAAGATACAATGGAACCCAAGAGGAAACTACCGATGGTTAGAAAGAATGCGATATAAAGAAAACTTAGGTCTGCCATACATGCCTCTTAACTATTTTTATTTAGTAACTTTTTTACGTCTGCCTGGTTTTCTCTCGGCGTGATACTTCCAAGCATCCTCAAGTATACCGTAGAGATACTTTCGTATCTTTCTTGCCTTAGGTTTATCGATGTGTCCATACGCTTCGCGTAGAAACTTATCTCCACCTTTAATGTAATCGTCTAGCTCTTGCACAGTGTCACTTACCTCAGAGGCGACAGATGATTCAATGAAATCATTAACTGCTCTACGTGTCCACTTGCTTGCCTTCAGATAATTATACATGTTGAAAAGAAATCGACCGTTGGTCATTGCTTCATCTAAAGCACGGTCAACGATCGTATACAATTCTTCTTTACTGTTTTCCACTGCCATCATTAGAGATAAGAATTCTCTCGTAAATACTTCACTGTTTCTGTGCACCCACCTAGTTTGTGTCCTGCAACAATAATTTGAGGGAAGGTGGACCCCCTACCGAATTCGGAATAGAATTGCTCGCGTGTAAAGTTTTTATCTAGGATAAACTCTGCGAAGGTCCATCCTTTACTCTTGTATACTTCTTTAATCTTAGTGCAGAAAGGACATCCTGCTCTAGTATAGATTGCTGTGCTACCTGGACGTTTCATAATAGTAAATCAATAAAGGGGGATGACCCTATCCCCCATTGTTTATATTATGTATCAGAAGGAGTATTTAACGCCCAACTTTCCACCAACTCCAAGGTCATCAGACTTGTCAGCAGTCAGGAATGAAACTTCACCGTAGACGCCAAGTGCATCGGAGACAGGCAATCCAAGTCCTGCTTTACCAGAGAATTCAGTCTCAGTATCAACGCCATCTTTAGCGATTACTGCTGGTCCTCCTTGGACATAGTATGAAGCGGTGCCAATTTGACCCTCATACCCTACGTGAACGTCTGTAGTTGCGCCAGTGTAGTCATCACCCGTCCATCCTGCATTGGTTTCCACGTTAACGTAGGGACCAGCAAGCGCCACGGTCGGAGCAGCCATTGCAGCAGCTGCGGCGGCAGATGCGATTGCGATTTTAATCATTGAGTTTTTCCTCGATATTTGATTGAGTTTACATAGCGTAACAGTAGTCACGCGATGTTTATTTATACCAGTTATTTTTAAGAAACGCTTTGCCTTGTGACAGTTACGTCTGACCTAGCGACCTTGTTTTTTAACTGGTCTTGTAGATTATAGTAGAGAGTATGCCGTTCTGTCAACACGTAATATCCATCAATGGACACTCCGTTATCCGTCCACCCGTATGCGACTACCTTTTCAGGGGTTTCAGCATCGAGCAAACGACCTTCTTGTTTATAATGATTAAACTTCTGGTGCAGATTCAGCATTGGCAATCTCTTTAGGGTCTTTAGACATTATATCACGGATTGCTGACAAGTCCTCATTCTTAAGGATTGTTTTAGATTCTGTTTCATCAACCTCTGGACGTGGGTCGAGCACTTCGGAGACTGCATTCAAGTCATCTTCCAAAGACTTCATTACATCCACGCCAGGTTTTGAATCCATACCCTGCACAATGCTTAGGTTACTTCTCCAATACTTCTGCATCTTCTTCAGCATCTTACGCTTCCCTTGCGGGTCGTCCTTATACCTTTCGATGATTTTACGGAGTGCTTTTAACTCTCGTGATGATTTCTCTAAAGACCTCTCTGCAGAAGTCTTTGTCTGTCCAAATCCACTCATTAGTTTACGTCATTAATAATAATTTTGAATCTGACACGCTCTTTCTTTTTGTCGCTACACATATACCAGTGAGCAGATGTGTTGTCAGATGAATCCTGATAGATTACTTCTTTAGCAAATCTATCAACAGCATCCTCGTCTTCATAGTATGCTATCAAGTTTTTCCTTGGTAGTCTATATGAATTCCCTGTTTCAGGGTCAGGTTCGTTGTCAGGATAGTAGGGTGTCCCTGCTCTCTCTGTTCGTTTGTCACGAATAGGAGGCCAGAATAAGTCAAACTCCATCCCAGTTGCATATCCTTTGCCAGGCTCAATGACATTCTGGACGTGAATGACTGCTTGCCAGTAGTAGAATCTTCCTGTGCTAGCAGTGCGTCTTTGTTTGTCACTATTCATTAGAGAATAGAAAGTGATACCGATTCTAACCTTCGCAGGTTCTTGAATCATGTTGGCATCCTTTCCTTTAAGCCCGTCAAGTATATAGTCGTGATAGAAAGTTACTGGTGACCCAGTGTCATATCCTGGCATGTCCCCAACACAGGAATAGAATCCTGTATTCTGTAAATTGTCCTCGTCATCGAGACCTCCTGTAGCAACATACCACGGAAGTGCTCCACGTGCAAGTGGTAGGGGTGTATACTGTTTGAATACTTCCATACACTCATCATCATTACCTTGGTGTGCAAGGGTAGGATGAGTCCCTCTAAGGTCAGTAACTAGATACTCTTCTAGCATGTGGTTGTAGTTACCTGTCAACTCTTGGATTGCTTCCTCATCAGACATATCATATCCATCCACACCTTCAGCAAGGATACCAGTATCAATGTAACCATCTAAGTTACCATTACTATTACTAGGATTTCGTTTGGGGAATTTGTGCTCTGTAAATTCATCTCCACGGATAGACCCCCAGATTATAACGTCCTCATTCACTACACCAGGATGATTGGGGTCTGTATCTTTCAGATTTAGCATGTTAATTGGGGCACTGTTTTCCCATACCTTAGTGGCAGCCATACCATTGGTGCTGTCATCAGCATCGATATGATAAGACTCACTCTTATGTGAGCCTGGCATCCAAGTAAATTCTGATGCAGTTGATGGTTTGTATTGCATAGCAAGACCAGTAATCCCACCGTTAGGATTAGTCTGCTCGTTAGTAGCAGGGTTACCTACTGACTGTGCGATAACATCATCACCGTTAAGTGTTATTAAATTGATAGTGAATGATGATTCGTATGCTGAGGACTCTGAATTGTATAGGTGTAGAGCAGGTGATACAGATGCATTAGGACCACCATTAATAATCTCAGGCACCTCAAAGGTTAGAGTATCACCTGCAGATACAGAAATCTCTTCTGTAATAGCACTACCAATAGGCGGCCAGTGTGATGCTAACCAATTCTTTTGATAAACCTGAGTGCCATTCTTCTTAACTCTAATCTTAAACTTGGTGCACTCTCCTAGGATACCATTTGTAATACCACCACCAGAAGTGAATAAGAATGTGCCACCAGTAACAACCTCAATAGTCTGAGACTGATTCATTCTATTACTGTATCCACCTGTGCACTTACCACACTCATAGTCAATAGTGTATTGCTCTGTGCCAGCGACCATGCTTCCACAATCCTGACGCTGCAATACAATATCTTTGAAACCACTCTTGAGTAATCTGGTATCACATTGGACCTGTGGATTGATGGGCCTTGTTACTTTTGGTGGTGCCGCGTTTTCATAGACATAGCATAGAATACCATCGAAATTATCATTCTCAGTCCTCCACTCAATGATGTGGTAAAACTTTAGGTCATCATAGTCATCGTCACCATCGATAAGGTCTTCCCAGAATTGTTTACCACTACCTGCCCACTTAGTATAGTCTTTACCACCTTCAGGATTCCACCTGTGGTCTGAGAATAGAATGTAATCATTCTCTGCACTACTAATACCACTACCACGGAAACCAGGACCATGACCACTTTGGTGGGAGTTGATATTAAACTCATCACCACGCTCATAATTATTTCTCTCGTCACCATCAGACACGATGAAGAATCCCATGGTGCCTCCAGCATACTGCTCAAGGTCTTTGATAGGCACAACAATAGACTCTTGGTCTTTGTTTGACTTAGCAGATGGCACAATGATGTAACCCTTCTGAGGTCCATTGTCATTTGCTAGGTAAAAACCTAGAGAGTTATCATATCCAGCAGCACCATGCTCACAGTCAACTGTGACTCTAAGGTCTTGTCTAGATTTTTTAGGAATACGATATGAATTCTTTCCAAGATACCTTGATGGACTATCCATCGGTATCTCAGCATCAATACATGCTTGGTGGTCCCAAGGTGGTTGGTCAAACAACCTGACAAGTGGTTGAATGTTGTCCTCTGTCTTACGTTTATATCCTAGTCCATCTGCTGCTGTAATAAACCCATGCCCTAAAAC